TGATGAGTTTATGAAAGACGGTTTGTTAAGCAAACCAGCTTCTGCAGTTGCGAATGCTGCTAATGCTCTTTCCATGATTCCAGTTATAGCACCTTATGCTAAAGCTACTTCTATGGTTGCCACGCGTATTGGCCAAATTGCCAAAATTTTTGGTTATTCGCGTCCACAAGTACTTGAAGACACCAAACCTTATGTGCCTAGGTACATGGGCAATTTATCTAACACTGATACACCTGAAACTCTTGTTAAATTGTCTCTTGATTCAAAAAACGAACTTACCATTGACACGCGTGTCATGGGTCTCGGTGGAGAGGATGAACTTGCTATTTCCGCCATTGCTCAGCGTCCGTCTTTTTGGCAGCAATTCAATTGGTCTGAAACAGCAACTACTGACACTCTTTTAGCGTCTATGCTGGTTACGCCCGGATTGTTTAGACTTCTTTCAGCTGACCCAGTTGAAGAAATCCATCCAACTGCCCTTGCGTTTGCCTCCAATCCTTTTCAGGCATGGCAAGGTTCTATCAAATTTCGTTTTAATGTTATTTGTTCCGAATATCATCGGGGACGTTTGAGAATTGTTTATAATCCGCGTACCAATAATGCCGGACCCGTTCCTTTTAATCAAGTTTATTCCACAACTATCGACATTTCTGAGGACAGAGATTTCGAATATGAAGTTAAATGGGCTGACGTTAAAGCTTGGAACGCATTAAATACTGCACTGTCCGCCCCTCAAATGGCAACTTTTAGTACTGTTGCAAATGTCACTGCCGGGGGAGCTTATGACAACGGCAGTCTGAGTGTTTATGTTGTCAATGAACTTGCAACACCTAGCACCACAGACGCTGCTGTTAAAGTACAAATTTGGGTCAGTGGAGGGCAAGATATTGCATTTGCCATACCATGCGTTTCAGATTTGCAGCGAGTGTCTTATTTTCAAGAACAAACTGCAGCTGAACCATATGTGTTTCAATCAGAGCAAGCACCCGATGCTCTCGCCTCAAGTACGGATGATTCTAATGCTCCTCATTGTTCTCACACTATCGAAACTTTTGGCAATTCCATGGATATGATTCATGATGATAACCAATATTTAGTTTATCAAGGTGAGAGAGTAGTGAGCTTTCGAGAGATGTTGCGAAGATATCATTATCACACATCATATTGGCCTGCATTAATTGGCACTGGTCCACGAATAGTTTCTCTCGATATCACTGACTTCCCCTATTATAGGGGTTGGGACACACAAGGTGGTGAACAGGGTGTGCCATCAGTAGGAGCTTCTGCTCCATACAATTTTTGCAACATGACGTTGTTAAACTATTTAACCCCTGCATTTGTTATGCGCAGGGGTGGATTGCGTCATAAGGTGTTGCACACCAATCCAAATGTCAATGGCCACACTAATTCTTTGGGTGTTGCTAGACATGATGTCTATGGTACGCGGAATGGTGTAGCATGGCATTCGCTTGATTATGCCAATATGGCTGAGCGTCGAAAGAGTTTTATGACGACGTTGCGCGGTTCCTTGGGAGGAACTGCTGTCACACCAACTTTCAATAATCCTGTTTTAGAATATGAGACCCCTTTTTATACTTTAGGACAACGATTTGTTCCAGCAAGGGATCTCAACTATTATATGGGTGAACATATGTCATGTGAGATTACTACGGAACTCTCAGCCTCAGCTGCAGTTAATACTGTGCGTATTGACAGATATGTTTCTACTGCAGAAGATTTTCAATTGGGGCTTTTTATAGGGGCACCTATTTATTATGCTTATTTTGATCCCACTGTAGCTTAAATCATTTGGATTCGATCATAGCTATTTCCATGGGGAGGACGACAGTCTTTAAAATGTCGCAAGAGGCGTTCTTATTATTAGAACGTCAGGATACTGCTCGGCGGTCGAGCAGGGGTAATAGATACCTATCTGTTTCCTGGACGAGATGTTTAGACATCTTACGTTGTGTTATTTGTAACTCAAAGGTTTTATATATGAAACCCTAGTAAGATGTTCGCATCTTGCTTGGGTTTCATGTTTTTACTTTGGGCCGCAAATTTCTATAGCGTATGTCCGAAAATGTATATTTTAGATATGTAGTGTTTTATGAGGTTAATAATCCTCGCGTGACTACATACTTTAGTTCGGGC